AACTTGTCAAAAACTTTTTGTATGCTACGTGCGGCCCATATTTGAACATCTATGTTTGTTTCTTTTTGTACTTCTTGGAGCAATACTTGTTCTTGTGCAATTAATTTTTTACGGAGGTCATGCGCTTGTGGCATATCTACTCTTACGCCTAGAAAACGCATATCAACTAAGCAAGGGAAGAGGTCGGTTTCGAGATTAAAAATATCTTGAAGGTCTTGTTCTATCATTAATTTTTTTACATGCTGCCATAATTTAAAAGTAAGTTCTGCATCTTTTTCTGCATAAGTACCAACTTCTTGAGCAGGCAGTTGCCACATGTCCGCTTTTGCATCAAGACCTCTTTGTTTTGCAGCTTCGTTTAAAGCTCTTTCATTTTTACCTTCGTTTAAAAAATGCCATGATAATGTATTAAGAGTATAAGAGAATCTATTTTCATCTAACAAAGAAGATGCAATCATGGTGTCGACTATTAAACCATTGATTTTTAAACCTAAATTACGTATCCAACAAACGTCGTACATTGCGTTGTGAAATATTTTTGTAGCTGGACACTCTAAAATATCTTTAAACCACTCTAAAGTTTTTTTACGATCCATGTTGGGTCCTTCTTTGTGGGCTATTGGAAAATACCATTTGTTGTTGTATGTGGCTACAGCTATACCAACAACTTCTCCTTCACCTGTGACAGCTCCAGAACCTTTTGATTTTAAACCAGGGTCTCTGGTTTCTAGGTCAACAGCTATCTCATCATAAGATCTAAGATCTGGGTATTCTGTGGGTTGTACCCATTCTGTTTGTGGTAGTAACATATTGTTTAAACCTTCCTATTTTTGGTCTCGCATTATTAAATTTAGATTGTACTAAACATTCAATTGATTCTTTTATATATCCATTATTCCATAGCCATTGTGAGTGTAGTTCTAATATTTTATTTTTTCTTAGTTCCATCTTTCATTTTTTTTATTTCTAGTTGACAATAATGTATTATTTTTTCTAAATCTTCAATACCTGACTTATTTAAATAACGACAAACGTATTTTACAACACACCCTTGAAAAAACGAAAGATTATTTTTTGAAATAAATTCATAAGGCTGTATCTTCATGTTTTTATAATGAGATCCTCCAATTTGTTTATGTTGTGGAAACGCATCATCGAATATATCTTTATGTGTCATAGTTGATATTCCTTTATTTTTTTCTTACTTTTTAATTTATATAAATTATTTCTTGCTCTCGTGATACCTACATACCACACTCTATGCTCTTCATCTTGTTTGTCAACACTTAAACTAATTCCTTTTTGAACCTTTGATCCTTGGTGCAAGGATAAAATTACATTGTCCTCTTCTCCTCCTTTAGCTGCATGAATGGTTGATAACCATATTCTTGCAGGTTCATTTAGTTTTTCTTCAGATGCTATTAGATTTCTTAAATATAAAATTTCTTTTTGGTCTTCTGAAAACTTGTCATACCAAGGCACCTTTGCATCCCAGCTGCCATTTGGTATAAAGTCTCTAACTTCAGCTATTTCTTTTTCATCGAGAGCTCCTTCTTTACACCATTTAGTATAAGCCTCTGCAGCTTTATATAAACTTACTTTGTAGCTTTTACCTTTGTTAGTTTGATAATATAAATTTTTCTTTTTTAAATCTTTCATTATTTGTAGTAAATTACTTTTAGTTCTAGTAAGTATTAACCACTTACCCTTTTTTAAATCAACATGATTAAAGTCTGTAATGTAGTAAGAGATACCTAAATGTTTTCTAGGTAAGTATTCTTTGCCTTTTCTTAAACCCATTATTTTTGATATAGGAAAGTTTGATTGCATTTGAACTGCTTGAGATACTCTTCTAGAATATCTTAAAACTCTTTCTTTTGCGGGTTCATTTATAAATCTATTTACATCTGCACCTGCCCAAGCAAATATAGCCTGATCATCATCACCAGCTAGGTACACATGTTCAGCATTTTCTTTTAATTTATCATAAAGTTTCCATTGTAATGGCGATAAATCTTGTGCCTCGTCTATAAATATAGCTTTAAATTTTGGTATTTTATTTGATTCTAAGACCATTTTAATCATATCATTAAAATCAATAATCTGATTATTCTTTTTGTATGACTCTAAATTTATTGATATGTGGTTGAGAGTGTCCCAGTTTACTTCTCTTCTGTCGTGTTCATTTAAATTAAATTCTTCCCTTACAGGTATGTCTTTGTTGATAGCTTTTTGTATCATTTGAAAGTATGGGTTGTTACAAGTTAAGAAATGAGATTCTTCTTCATTATACTTATCTGTAAAAGAAACTCGCACATTTAATTTTTTACCTAAATCTTCGTAGTGATATGGTTGTATTATATCTTCTTCCTTTAATCCTAAAAGGTGATAACAAAAAGCATGTAGTGTTTGAAAATATGGCACTTCTTTATCAGACACTCCTATTCTTTTTCTTGCCTCCGCAGCTGCTTTTTTTGTAAATGCAAAGTATCCTATCTTATGCAATGGTGTGCCAGTCCTAACGTAAGCTTTGACTCTTTTGATTAAACGAAAAGTTTTACCTGTGCCAGGTGGCCCATATATCTTAATGCTTTTTTTCATCGGCTTTTTGAAACGTATCAATTAGTTTACCTTTCCATCCATAGGTTCCGTGATGAGTGGTTTGTCCATCAACCACACCATAAAAATCAAAACCAGATTTTCTAATCATGTTGCAGAAGTTGGTATCTTCACCCCACCACTTTCCATTTTTATCAAAAGTTGTATCCCAAAAATTATAAAAATAATTATTTGCTGTTTCGGATATTATTTCTCTCTGTGTTATTTTTAATTCTGGATAATCTCTCATTAACTTTTCATACACTCTTCTATGTATTAAAGTCAATCCTGCAGGTCCCACTTTTAATTTAACCAACCCTTTATTATCAATATCTATGCTGTTGATATCTTCAAAAGCCACAGAAAATCTAACCGCATTGTCTTGAGTTTTTTTTCTGTAGGGCACACAGATAGCATCTTTGTCTGCTATTATCATTCTACCCACCACCTCTGGTTCAAATTCCATGTCAGAATCCACAAACAATTGATAATCCATACCTGTTTCTAAAAACATGGCAGTCAATACATTCCTTCCGTATCCTACATACGGACTTTTAAATGTCTGAACTGTTGCTTTTATTTTAGCTAATGTAAATTTATCCATTAATTTTATTAATGATAAACACGTTGCCACCTGCATTAAATCATAAGTTGGCATTGATATACAAACCTGAGGTGGTTGTTTAGGTTTACTCATACTATTGTCTCCTTGTTTTCTTGTTTAATAAATTCATCTTGTATTTCTTCTTTCTCTAAACCTTCTTTCGGAAGTTTCAAAACTCTTATAGGTGGGAACGGTTTTTCATTATTACCTTGCGGAAATCTTTTTTGACAACTAAACTCTCCACCAAAATATTGTTCTATCATTGTAGCAGTTCTTGATCTTTCTTTAATCCAGTCTCCACGTTTTAATTCTGAATAAAAAATATCATAGATAAAAAAATAATAATCATCTTCAACAAGAACAGCTCCAGATTTAAAAGCTGCAAATGTGCTGGCTTGAGGTCCATTAACAAATTCAATCAATTCTTTTTTCAACATGTCCAACGGATTGGTGCCTGCAGGTGGTTTAATAGTTTCCATGTTTGCCCACAAAGTGTCTAGTATAACTTGATATTCGTTCTGTTTTAATATTGGTGGAAATATAGGTGTCTGCTCCGCTATCAACGCACGCATCTCTTTCATCTCTGCTATTTTTTTAATATGCTTTGCATGTATTTGTACAACTTTACCATCAGCTAAATCTATATTTATAAAAAACTCTGGATCTGGTTTGTAGTCCATCTTAATTAATCCAGATACTTGAGGCCATGTTGTGCTTCTATGACTACCAATACCAAATTTTCTTTTCAAACAAGTTCCTTTTGCACAATAAGATGAAATAGGTAGATCACTACACTTAAAACCTTTAGTTTCATTTTTCCAATATTTAATTTTATCTTTTACTTTCTCATCACCCCAGACTGTGTCATACACAATATAATTTCTGGCAGCCTCTAAAACTTTTTTATCCCAATCATCTGGATATTTTTTCTTAGCAAACACCATGTAATTATATAAAAATCTATCTCTTTCATCGCTTAATTTGGTTCCTGATGCCTGAATCTCTTTGCATATCATCTGTAAACAAGGTGGGCCATCGTGAAACTCTTCAGGTCCACCAGTTATTACTTCTGTAATTTTTTTGTTGCCTATTTCTTTTAAAGATTCTTCTGTTTGTAAATTAAGACCTACGACCTCTATGAATTTTTTTAAATCCATCCGTGTGCCATCAGGTAAAATACCCCTACGCTCGGTGCCTTTGTAATAAGGTAAGTTAATAAAACTACCAGATGTCTTTTCGTTGTTTTGATTTACACCTAGTTTAGTTTGTTTAGGAAATATTTCTGTATTATGTGGAAGTTTAAATAAAAATAGTAAGTTCGATAAAAACTCTCTAACTAAAGTAGCAGGGACTTTTTCTTTTGTAAAAACGTATATGTGCAGCCCACCACTTTTAGATTCTATTGGTATTACAGGTAAGTTTTTTTCTTGTATTATATTTAAATATTTTTCTAATTTAAAATTTTTATAATTCTTAGGATCTACATCTATGGCACCAAAGCTAGCTTTAGCATCATCATCACAGGGTTGAATACCAATGGCTTTTCTGCCGTCAAGATGATCTTGATAATCTTGTGCAGTTATATGTCTTTTCGACCAACCGTAATCACCAGGGTCAAATTTAATTTTACCAGAGTCTGGATCTACATAGCCTTTGTCTACATTACAGAACCCGTAATCTCTTTGTAATCCAGTAAAAAATTTTTCAAATTCTCGCATAAAAATAAGGGCGGCT